GTCGAAATACGCTCCGCAGTGAGCGCATTTCGACTCTTCAGGATATGGATGTGCGACGAATCTCGCATCTCCACACACCGGGCACCCTGGCATCAGGGGGCCTCCAAAACACGCGCCCATTCTGGCACTGCTGGTATTGTCATTTGTCTCATCTCCCGTTGTAATGCCGGCCCATCACCATTTCTGTCGGTACCCACTTTCCGGCGCTTTCGTTCACGTTTTTCAGCCAGGTCGCATCCCTATCCCGGATCTGCTCCCGGGACATTCCTTGTTGATCTGAATAACATTTCTCGCAGATATCGACGAATTTGCCGTCGATTTTTACTTGGTGGTTGCAACCGGCCGCCGACCTCCCGACGCGGGGCCTGTCATGGCCCCCACAAATGGAGCAAAATACATCTTTTGCCATCTACTCCCATCTCCCCACGAGCCACACTCTTGCGTGGCTGTCAAAATGATCGACTCTATCGCTTGCATCACAGAGCGGCCACCAGACCGCTCGGAACATTCGCCGAGCGTAATATCTGATGGCGGTTTTCGTCTGGCGTTTCACGACTTCGAGTTTCACGCTTTGGTTCGGTTTCATGTTCTTTCACCTGCAATACATACGTATGTACGTACTCCTATATATAGATTACGGTGCAGCCAAACGGTACCGTCACGATACACTTATATATTATGCGAACGATAACCATAAGGTAATGAGCGAAGGCTGTTTTTATTCCGTCAGCACAATTCAATCTCACCGGGGGCAGTGATGGTGCTCCAGACGCTATATTTGATCCCAGAAGGGACGGTTTTCAGCAATGGCGTCGGTGCAGAGGACGACGATGATTGGTGCGTCATAACCCTAAGAACGAAACAGCCCATCCGGGTAGTATTAAGTTATTCAGATGAAGAGTATGGTGTGAAAGATCTCTTTTTGCCGTGGGTGTGGTTGCTCCATTGTGGTGAGGAGTTAAATCACGAGTGGGCGTTCGGATTCACCATCGAGGACGCTGTACGTGGGTTACTATTCGATTTTATTGCGGTCTGGGATTGTTACGTGAACGAAGACGAATTCAACCTCACAAAAGGCGCGATTGAGTTCAGAGAAACTTTGAAAGAGTTCTTTGAGGTGGCCTAAATTGCCCCGCCCATGCTCCATCTGTACTCACCCACAACGTGAAGAAATAGAGGCAGCTATCACAAGAGAGGAGTCATATCGGACGATAACGGACCGTTTCGGACCGTCGCACGGCGCTATCGCTCGCCACAAAAGCGGATGCATGCGGGATGCTGTCGAGGCTGGAAGGGCGGCGGGTGAGATCGCGTCATCAATGGAAATCCAAAAACACATCAGAGGAATTGCTAAAGATTTGGCGGATCTGGCGGTAAAGGCAGCAGCGAAAGATAGGTACGGGCCAGCGGTCTCCGCGAAAAGAGCCGAGATGGACGCATATAAGATGCTGGTTCCGGCGGGCGGGGATGTCGCGAAACCTGACGACGGGCTGATATCGGCGTTGCGGAACGTGGCCGATACGCTCGACTGGGGAGAGGAGGGCGGTACTGATGGATCAGATTAGCCTGCGGGGTTTCCTGAACGCCGTATTTGTCGAGGCCGATGATGCAGGCTAAAGCCTCGTTCCAGTGGTCCCCTACATTTAGCGAGAAGGGCTATAAGGTGCTGTCATGGTGGTTGCCTGAGTCGCCCGTTTCGCACAAGAGGATTATCTGCATGGAAGGGGCCGTCCGGTCTGGCAAAACGTTGACGGGCAGCTTCTCGTTTGCGATGTGGGCTCAAAGCGAATTTGACGATTACGAGTTCGCGTTTTGCGGGAAGACGATAGGCTCCGCTCGCCGGAACATCATAAGGCCGCTCAAAAGGGCGCTCCTGGCCCAAGGCGCGAAGATCAACGATCACCACGGTTCGACCGAGAACTTCCTCGAAGTCGAATGGATGGGCCACCACAACATCTACTGGATCTTTGGCGGGAAGGACGAGCGATCGCAAGATCTGATCCAGGGGGCAACGCTGGCGGGAATCTTCCTGGACGAAGCTATCCTGATGCCGATCTCGTTTCTCCAACAGGGCATGGCGAGGCTTTCGGTAGACGGTGCGAAGATCTGGATTTCGCTTAACCCAGAAGGGCCAGACGAGCCGTTTTATACTGAATGGTTGAATAATTTTAAACCGGAAGACATATTCTATCTACACTTCACGATGGACGATAACCCGTCCCTCTCCGAAAAGACGAAAGATTGGTATAAGCGGATGTATCCGGAAGGGTCGGTTTGGCACGATCGGTACATCCTCGGCCAGAGGACCGTGGCCGAAGGTCGGATCTGGGACTTCTTCCGTCCTGAAGTCGGGGATGGGTTCGTGGTGGCCGCTCGAAGCCTGCCTACGGATTTCATCGACTGGATTTATTCCATCGATTACGGCACTTCGGATGCTTTTGCCGCCGGTTTGTACGGATTGGCTAGAGATCCTTCTCAGAATGACCGTTTAACGTGGTTCTTGGTCAAAGAGGTGTACTATGACCCCAAAGACCACAGAGGCCGCCAGAAGGCCCCTACGCAATACATAGAGGACATGGTAAACTTATGCCGGTGGAACGGCCACCCGATCTATCCTCTTGGCTTGTGCGATCCGTCAGCGGCGGCCTTCATCACAGAATGCCGACGATCGGGGCGGGCCGAGGTCGAGCACATCCGAGGCGCGGACAATCACGTTAAGGACGGCATCCTGGACGTCGCCACGATGTTCTCCCAGGGCTGGCTCAAAGTGAGTTCGGATTGTCCGAACGCTATAAAATACATTAATAATTATCGTTGGGATGAGAATAGTAAAGAAGAGAAGCCGCTGCATGACGGTTCACATTTTCCAGATGCGATAAGATATGGCTGTAGATATATGATTAGGGAGATGAGATAAGATGGTGACAGTAAAAATCGTGAACGCATGGAACCCGAACAAATGTAAAGTTTTCGTAGACGGGCGCGATCCACGGGAATTGTATCGATACGTCATTAGAGAAAACGTTGTAAGGCTGGACATGTTCAAGCCAAACGAAACCGGGCACGTATACACTATCGACGAAAACGACCCAAGCCTGCAACTCTTGACAGAATATTATCCTATAACATCCCTGGAGATCGATAGTGGAAGGTTCGGAGAATGATCTGTATTTTCTGTGGGCTGGAGGCCCCGGCGGTGGAACGCTGGAGCCGGTTGGACGAGCAGGAGGGCCGGACGCGACAGGTGATGGTGCAGAACCATCCCGTCTGCGGCGCCTGTATGGTGGACGTCCAGACGAGGATGAACAAGAACGAAGACATGAGGAGGGCCGATGCTCACTAACCTAGATTTTCTCGAAGACGACAAGCCCTGGCCCCCGACCGACGAGGCCGCCCGGATCAAGGGGATGACCGACAATATCGACATCTTCGCGGGCGGGCGGTCGTCGTTTTTGGTGATGCAGAACTGGCTGGAGAAGGACACCGAAGCGAAGCCGAAGAAACTGCACATCAAAGTACCTCTCCCAGAGAAGGCCGTGGGTGTGGTTCTGAACGGGGCTCTACCTGAGCTCGAGATCTCGCTCGAAGCTGAAGAGGTCGACAAGGCCCTCACCGTCTGGATGGATCGGGACAGGTTCCCAGTGACGCTGGAGGAGGCCGGTGCCGATTGGTGTCGGTGTGGTTGTGGCATCGTGAAAGTCTCTCGAAGCGGCGATCGGGTTAAGGTCCGGTCGGTTCGGCCCGACTGCTGGATTCCCGTCTGTTGGCCCGACGACGACCGTGAGTTCCAGTATCACGTCATATACGATTCGTGGGAAGAGTCCGACGTCGAAAGGACGACAGGACTTGATGGCATTCCCGGCGTCAAGAACACGATCACCTGGCTCAAGATCGAGATTCATTCAGAGAAGGCAATCGAATACCGGCTTTACAAACTAAAGGATCAGGTTCTCGGTGCGGCGATCCTGGAACGTGTAGCTCTCGACGTGAAAAAGGAGAAGTTCAAGGGTTACGATCTCAGCGGAGACGATCGTCAGGAGGTTCCGGGGTGGTGCGTGTTTCCGATCTGGAACTCCAGGACGAGCGATAAGGCTTACGGCATCCCAGACGCTTCATTCTCCTCAGAAGCTTTGAGCATCGTCGAAGCCTTGGAGATGGCCCTATCTCAGCGGAGGTACAACCACAGCGGCCACTCGAAACCCGTTTCGGTCGTAGCCAGAGATCAGGTTAAGCGAGATCCCGACACCGACCGGGTAAAATGGGACCCTGAAAAGCCTCTGATGGTCTGGGGCGACGAGATGGACGCCTCCAAGGCCGTGGCGTTCGTGGCCGCCCCTCTGGACTCATCACCTCACATCTCCCAGGAACTCATCGACCTTCTGATATCGTTCGTGAATGTGACCGAACTTTCGGCGGCTATGGTCTCGGGTGTAGAGTCGGCCAATGTCGCCAGCGGCCGGGCACTGATGCTAGAACTGACGCCTACGATGGACCACCTCCGGCGGTTCCAGACCGCTTTTTGGGACGCGATACCCTCGATTCTTGAAGCCGCGTCGAGGCTGTCTCTGGGAGACGTCCCGAAGTTCGCCGCCTCTGATGTGACGATGGACTGGGAGCTGTCGCTCGCGTCAGATCCGACCGAGACCGCCCAACGTCATGAGATCCTCGTCAGGTCCAGGATCTATTCGCCCCAGCAGTGTCATCGCGAGATGGGTCTGTCTCAGGAAGATTCCGATCGGATCATGGAGGAGTTGAAGGCGAACGAACCGACGGTCCAGCCCCCAGGAGGCGAGGGGCCGCTCCAGCTCGAAAGCCTCCCCGGAACCGAGGAGGAGGAGACCGTATGAGGTATTTGATGACGACTGAATGGGAGACGGCCAACAACATCAAGGTTTGGCTGCATGTCGATGGCGTAATTGCGGGCGGGTTGGTATTGAAAACCGACGAGTTTGAGGACATCAAAAAGAGGCTGGAAATATGATCGAGCTCTACACCATGCCCACGTGTTCGGGGTGCGAGCAGGTCAAGCGGGCGCTGCTGGCCGAAAACATCCCGTTCAGAGAGGTTCAGCTCGATCAAATTGATTACGGCGCATCGGCTGAGATCGTCACCGATTTGAGGATGTCGGGCCACCACGGTGCAATTGATGAGCTATTCGCGGCTCCGATTGTCCGAAACCCGGCAACCGGCGACGCGATCCCGGCTTCGCATCTGTGCGATGGTCGCGACATCGTGGTGGAGGTGACGAGGATACTATGAATTTCGACCATATCGACCTGATCTACGAGAACCTGTACCGACGTCAAGACGACGAGTTTGATCTCTTTGAAAAGATATGCTGGCTGATCGGGTACAATCAAGGGGTGCTGAAATGCAAAATGCGTGCGATGATCTACAGAGCGTCTTAGATTATTGTGATAACAATTGGCGCGAGCTCTTCTGTAGTGACATTGCCCCGCCGCCGGGATGGGGGATCGATTGATCGAAAACGACGAGTTCAAATGTCATCTCAAAAGTGAGATGGTGAACTGGGACGACTGCCTAACGAAAATCGATGAACTTATAGAATATATATATAGTTATTATAACGAGGATTGAATGAGAACCGAAGCCCAGATCCGGAAGCTCACCGACACCCAGGCCAAGTCGCTCATCAGGCTCTATGAGAAAGGAGAGGCCCGGATCGAGAAGCAGATCAATCAAGCTCTGCTCAGAGGTTCAGATCCCGCTTATCTCCAGCAGGTGCAGGCCAACATCACCACGGCACGCAAAGAGCTCCTGGCCGGATCGAGGACGTGGTGCGAAAAGTCGGTGCCGTACCTGTACCGAGAAGGCATGGGTTACGCCGACGAGATGGCCTTTTCTTCACATCTCGCGGCTGGATTCGGCACGGTCCACCAACAAGCGGCGAACGCTCTAGCGGAGGCCACCTATAGCCGATTCCAGGACGTGGACGGTGTGATCGGCCGGAGGGTGGACGATCTTTTCAGGGCGATCCAGCTTGAGTCCGCCGAAGGTACGGTCCTCGGTTACGAGAGCGCGAAACAGAGCGCCAAGGCGATGAGGGAAGAGCTCGCCAAAAAAGGTATCACCGGATTCGTCGACAAAGCGGGCCGCCAGTGGTCGATGCGAGCTTATACCCAGATGGCCGTCCATCAGGTGGCTATGGACTCTTTCAGGGAGGGGACACGCCTTCGGCTTCTGGAGCACGGGTACGATCTGGCCGTGTTTTCGATTCATTCTAACGCCTGCCCCTTGTGCGTTCCGTGGGAGGGCCGGACGGTCTCACTCACTGGAAAGACGAAAGGGTATCCGACACTGGCCGACGCCCGGAGCGGTGGGATGCTGCACGTCGGGTGTAGGCACTGCTATAATCTCAGTTCCGAGGAGAAGACGCGGCGGGCTTAGGCCTCATCCTCGATCACCACCATCGGCGCCGGGCGGCTCATCACCGGCACCGAAGCACCGGCGCCAATCCGGGCATTCGAATTCGCCGAGATCCCAGAACGGACAAGGATCGGAGTCTTCACATTTGTAGGGGCAGTCATCCGTCACGCCCCCGCCCCCTCATCGTCTTCGATTATTTGTCGCTGGAGTTCTGCCAATTCTCGGAATTCCGTTTCGCTAAACGGCGGGGCGTCCTCCTCCTCATAGCTTTCTGAGCCACAGGCGGCGCGGGCCTTCTCCATCGTCTTGAGCGGCAACCGCCCACCATATCTATCATAATCCTCGATGACTTCATCCAGAGCCTCCCGAAGGCGGGCGATCTTCTCGTCTTGGCATGCTATCTCTATCCGGAGCGACAGGATCTCCATCTCTCTCTCTGAGAGACGATCATTCTCCGCCATCGTCGGCCTCCTCATCTGGGAAAAGAATATCCTCTGCTCGCTTGATGACTGTATTCCATCTCTCGTCGTCTGATCCGACCCCGCTGGTGGCGAGGACGTATACTAATTTTAGGGTGGTATACAGCTCACTAGCATCCTCATAAGTGGACATTAAAAGCTCTTTCCAGGTCATGTCGCCCTTGATTTTCTGAAGCCTCTCGGCCTCGTCGGGGTCTAAGTAGATATGCACATGCAGCATACTATCATAGATAGTACGATAGTATTAATAGCTTGCGCTCAAAGAAAAGAGATTAGGAGTTGTCCGGGCCGGTAAAGGAAGAGGGGAGGTTAAGACCACTATAGGAAACCCGGCCCGGAATGGCACACAGATATTATAGTGATAGGGTAAAGGAGGGCGGCGGGGGACAAGACCGCCGCCGGATGTGTCTGGTGTCAGTTATGGAAGGCACAAAGCCTTAGTCTTACGGTACCATCGCGATACATCATAAGCTTTGCGGTCCGAGGTTCAATCTCTTACGACGATCGCGAATCTCTTGGGTCTCTTCGGGGTGTTTCAGATGGTGCATCCCGCAATACAGAGACCAAGCCATCCTCGGAGAACGGCACGGGCGGCCGGTTTTCATCGCGTGGGTGCAGCCGTGTGCGCTTTTCCCAGCCAGGGGCATCATTCGCCTCCGCAAGCGGGATCGACAACGAATCCAGCGGCCAGCTTCCGGGCTTTCGCCATGTAGCATTTCCGGTGAGCTTTGAAATGGGCTATGGATTCGGGCGTGGCGCATTTCGGCGTTTTCCTAGCGACGTCACCCTGTTTACACCAACATTGCAGACCATCTTTTGCTTGTTTTGATTTCCAGAACTCCGAGACGGGCTTTGTCTCACCGCATTTCGTACAGCGTTTCGTTTCGGAAAACATCACAGCCCCTCCAGGACGATGCAGAGCGCCACGACGCAGGCCGCCAGGAAGAGCCACCAAGCGATGAGGAGGGTGTTTCCTCGGAGCATTATTCAGGCCCCCTCTTCTCTTTCGCAATCAAGAGCCTCATTTTTATAGGACCTCTTTCCAGGTCTCTACATTCGGCGCAAAGCCCCGAAATTGAATCTATCAGAGCAATCGGGTTGCAAAAGTCGGTTTTGCCGCATTGCTTACAAGATTTGTATCTGTCTCCGGGACGAAGAGGAGGCATCACTCCCCACCCCCCAGAGAGTACAATTGCCGGGGAGCACCGCCTACGCCCTTCTGGTGGCGTTTGTCCTCACCAACGCGAATGAGGTCGCCATGCCCGACGAGAAGCCGCAATGGGCGTCTCACATTGCCCGGAACGTCCTTGCATCGTTTGGCTACATCGAAAGATGACAGCTTCTCGTCTTGTGTCCGGAAGGCCAGCAGAACGCGCCGTTGGGATACCATCCTCACTCATCTCCTGGATCGCTGAGGATTGCCACAGATCGCCCAGGATCGACTTTCTCATCACCGAACCATAGATTCATCAGAGGGCCGATCGTAAGCAGCCCTGGCTCTATTCCGGCCCGTTCGCAGAGCGGGTTTACGACGCCCCGGATGAACGACTCCTCGGAGCATTCGTCCCACTTCTGATGGCTCCGCATCTCCACCCTTCACCGGACGGCGGCCAGATCGAATGCCAGATGGTCCGGGTTCTCGGTGCCGAGCTTCAGTTCGCATTTTCCGCCTTCGCATACCCATTCTGGTTGTATCATCTCACATCACATCCTCGAGGGCGGAGTCCACAGGCCGCCCCTCTGCCTCGTCCATCCTCGCGATTCCAGGATCTTCCTGACCTCGGATAGGTCCAGATCCCACTCGTCTGCCATGTTGTCTTCATGATATCCATCCTCTGCAAGTTCCATCCCGGATAAGGTCTGGACCAGCTCATCTTGGTGGTCCAAAATACCATCTGGACCAGCAGAGGGACCAGCAATTTCGATAGCAGGACCAGGGGACCAGCAAGATTGAGAGTTCTTACCTCGTATATACAAAGACTCGTTTTTTTCTTCCTCTAAGCCATATAGGGTTTTATGCTGGTCCTGCTGGTCCTGCTGGTCCTGTTGCTTATTTATGCTGGTCCCTTGATGGTCCTTAGCTGGTCCGAAGGACCAGCTACAAAGGAACTGATTATACTCTTCATCTGAAAAAGATAAACCTTTCCAGGCTTGGATGTTGCCGCCAGGCGTCTTGGTTCTGCCCTTCCTCACCCTATGGATTTTTCGACCGATGTCGTTAAAATCCCGGTCTCTCTTGGGCGTCGAGTCCACTGTCTTGCAGAACTCTTTATATTTTTGGTACAACCAAGTCGACGGGGTGTCCGTCTCGTCGTCTGGTTCGCAGAACCGATCCCAGAACACCTCGGCGCTGGAGGACTTGAGATCGTACTCTTCCGCCAGTTGTTCGCCTGTGGCTCGCCGGTATATGATCTTGGACTCGATGATCTTGGGCGCGATCTGGATAAGGAGGTTCAATAGTCCAGACAGCTCTTCGGGCCTGGTGATCTTCGATAGGAGATCCGGGTCGCGTTGTTTTTCATGATCCACCCCCGGGGCTGGGGAATCGACGAACGAATAGGGCCACGTAATGAGGATCAGCCGCCTTTTGAAGCCGTGGGAGTTATCCTGGAACCTGGGTGGGTTGTTGCAGTCAAAAACTATAAAACAGCTTGACCTAAACTCAATGTGGTCCCGGCCCTTCTGGTCTGCCGTTACCTTCCCGCCGCCGCTAATCAGTTTTATCCATCGGCTCTCCTGTTGGCCTCCTCCAACCTCGGAGTTGATCAGCCAATATTTGTTCATCAGTTCGACGAGATCGAACCGATTCTTTCCAAGGCTGGAAAGCTGGACCTCGGTGGTGGCGTCGTCGCCCCAGAACGCCCTTATCATCTCTTGGCATATCGTTTTTCCGTTCTGGCCTCGCCCCACCCAAGCGGCGAAATACTCAAAAACGATCCCGGTGGTCTTGGCGGCGAAGATCTCTAGGAGGGACCGGCGATCGTCTACCCCCAGGCTGGAAGTCAGGAATTGGCTGATCTCCGGGCACGTGGCGGTTGGATCGTAGACGACCGGGGCCTTTCGGGTGATCTTCCAGGCCGGGGAATGTGGCGAGAATTGGCCCGTCCTCATATCGATGACGCCGTTCTGGACGCCGAAGATGCAAGGGTCCGGGTTGAACACCTCATAATCCTCCCTGGTCCGATAAACGATCTTGGCTAGGGTCTCTTTGAGGAGCCGAACCGGCATCATATCGCCCACGATCCGATCCAAAAACGAGCCTATGACATGCTCACCATCGGGGGCATATATCCCCTCGTCATAGATCCATATTAGCCCGTCCGGGGTCGATACCAAATCGTAGAGGTTGATCATTACGTCGGCGGCTTTGGAAGGCGAGAAGGTAAGATCTTCCCTCTCGGTATCTTTGCCCTCGTTGACGATAGAGACGTTACAAACGTCTTGGGCTGTAATTCCCCGAAGGTCGTCTTTGTGTGTCCCTATGGCATCCCTAGCGCCTCCTGGGGGGTACTCTGCGGCACTTGAGGCGATCCTTTCCACCTCGTCGTCCAGGAGAGGTGGTTCGCACTGAGTAGCGTTCACGGCCTGGAGCATCGCCACGATCGCGGGCTTCCCGAGTCCCCGACTCCTGGCGCTCGCGGCCTGCCTGAAAAGGGTCCGGTTCCGCTCGCCGGATTTCACCTTGATAACCTTCTCAGAGAAGAGGCTCGAAGATCCTCCTTTCGCGTTGCCGGTCTGGAGGTACTTGAGCAGCCAGTCGGGAAACGGTGCGGGTCCGATGTCGTCGGGACCATGACCCGAAGCCCAAGCGTAAACCTTCCCGCTCTCGGGGTGGATAGACGGCGGTGCTACAATGTATCCTCCATCGGTTCTAATATCAACGTCCTCGGCGGCCCTGACAAGGTTTTTAAGCTGGCCCGTCGCTTGAAAGCATAGATGCTTTCCCTTTGCGGTAAGGCTGATCAGTGTAGAATTGAGGGCGACTTTTCCCTCCTCGAAAATTCCCTTCCCAGTCAACCACGCAACGAGCGCGGCCTCTCCCTTCTGGCCGTCGATGTCGATCACATCAAAAGACTTCTCACCGCAGGCGATCCCTACGTTGGCATCGGGCCACCGTTCCCACCACTCGGTTATTATGTCCGGGTCAGTGATGGCGTCCTTTACGCCGTGAGGAGAGCACGGTTTCTTTCCTCGAAGCGGAATGACCGGCCAACCCCGAGCGGCATAAGCCAAAGCCGCATTTAAAACCTCTCTGCTCAAAATAATCACTCTTCTGGGGGTTCTTCTTCCCTCGGCGGCTGTAATTTCAGAGATTGCTTTTCTATTCCATCAATGCCTTGAGATATTATAATCTTAGAAAATATATCTCTGGCATTCATTGTGATCACACCTCGCCGTCTCTCATCGCTTCGGCGAGATCCAACACTCGCCCAAGGCAGTCGTCAAGCGACGCTCTCGCATCGCCGAATTTCGCCAACCGATCCAGGTTATCATTTGAAACGCGCATATTCGTCTTTTCCATATTATCCCCTTTATGCGCAATGTATATATGCCTTGCCGTCGTAGAAGGTTCCATGCAAAAAAGGAGATATACGACCGAGGAGTTGAAAGCCGCAAAGGCACACTGGCATCTGATCATGTCGGCCCCGCTGCCGAGAACGGACGCAGAAGAGGCCGAAGAGAACGCGACGCTCGACCGCCTGAGCCGGGTTCTGGGGGTGTAAGCGATGACTACCGCCTGGGCCTGCAATGCCTGTGGCCAAATATCGGCAGAGGGCCACATCTGCTGCGGGGGTTACATGGATCGCGTCGAGATCGATCTCAGGACTGATGAACAGATCGAGCAGGATGCCTTTGAGGAGTTCTGTGATGCTCGAGGCATCGTAGACATCGACGAAGCCCACCCGGACGTGAGGGCCGATCTGGACCAGTTCATCGAGGACGCGCTTTCGGGGGCTTCCTGATGCCCCCGAAGCCGAAGATCCCGCGCAAGTCGATGAGGACGGCCTACGCCGGAGCGGCTATCTATTATGCCGCACAAGCCAACCGAGAGGGCTACTTGGTCCACATGCTCGGTCTTATGATCACTACGAGTCCAGTTTAGTCAAGTTGAGTCAAGGCAGTCAAAAATGTAGGAGATGTTAACAGGTGGCAGCAAAAGCAAAAGAGTCCGCGCAATCCGGGCCGATAGTTTTGGAACGCATCGAGATGGGAAAGCTCGCCGTTCCGATCGTGGGAACATCTGAGCTGATAGTCCACAACTGGAGCGAAAAAGCTAAACGCCAGATGATAGAAAAACAAATGCAACGTGGAACCAAAGCCAAACGGGAAGCAAGAGATCCTGAAGCCGACTATGAAGCCACGAAGTACAAGACACCCGAAGGCAAAGACGCGATGGTGACTTCAGCTTTCAAGCGGGCGATGGTGGGGGCGTTGCGCTACTTCGATGGCGTCTCGATGGTCCTGGGAAAAACCGCTTTTTTTGTGGAGGGTGAGTTCGTCGAGCTGGAAGGCGCGCCGAGGATGAGAGAGGACATGGTGCGACTCGACGGCCCGGGAGCCAAAGCCGATATCAGATACCGGGCTGGATATCCAGAATGGAAGACGAAGCTCATCATAACCTACGCGAAAGACATCCTCACCTTGGAATCCATCCTGGCGCTCATCGAGGCGGCGGGCCAGACCCAGGGTGTCGGTGACTGGAGGCCTTCCAGTCCGAAGACCACCGGACCGTTCGGGCGGTTCATGGTAGATCCAGAGAGCAAAATTGAGGTGATATCATGACCACAGTGTTCCAGAAGGTTAAATATGGATACCGGAAAACCCTCACCGGGGCACCTCAAGGAGGAGCGGGAGCGTATCTTGCCGGGACCGATCCCCAAGTTGTCGGGTCCGAGCTGGAACGTATTCGGAACGCAAACGGCGGGAAGTTGTTTCCCCCGGATGTTATAGATGAAGCGAAGCGCGAAAAATCCCTCCTTCACACTTGTTTTGAATGGGATGACGAAATCGCGGGCCGGAAGTTCCGGCTTCAACAGGCCAGGGGTCTTATAAAAGTCATCTTCATCGAGTCCATCGAATCAAAGCCGCTGGAAACTCCAATATCCGCGTTCGTCCACATATCCGAACAGGTCGAAACCAAGAACGAAGACCGCCCCACTGAGATAAAACAAGTTCGGTACTATGATAACACCATCGAGGCCATGCAGGTTCCCGAAAAACGGGAATACATTCTCGCAAAAGCGTTACGCGAACTTGAAAGTTGGCAGGATCGGTACGACGCTTACCGAGAGTTCTCTCTGGTCTTCTCTGCGATCGAATCGACAAAACGAAAGCTGGCTCCAGTGCTAGAATAGGGGCATCCTCCGTCCTTATTTTCTTGGCAGTCCAGTCGTGTCAAGTCAAGTCCAGTCCGGTCCGGTCATGGCAGTCGCGTTACGTCGAGTTAGGTCGGGTCCTGTCGAGTCAAGTCAAGGCAGTCATGTCAAGTCCGGTTGCGTCCTGTCGAGTCAGGTCAAGGCAGTCGAGTCAAGTCCGGTTGCGTCCTGTCGCGTCCTGTAGTGTCGAGGCAGTCGCGGCTTGGGCTGCCACATTTTTTTTTAGTGTATCCTCACGGTACCGTCGCGATACATTTTTATACAATGACGCTTTAATAACCCACTATTGGATCGAATAGCTCAAGCTCTATTCTCGTCCGCCGGGACGCAAAACACGCGATGCTTGAGTATTCGACGTCGCCGCCGTTCGATATCGGCGAGACCAGCGGGTGCTATCGATGGTTGAAAATACTCCCCCAGATAATAACCAAACTCCAGATCTTAGCGATTACGTCCCCAAAGCCGACGTAGAGAAGACGATCAAAGAACGACTCGCCCAGGCCAAAAAAGCCGAAGCCGAGAAGTATGCTGATTATGCCGACCTGAAGGCCGCCGCCGCGAAGCTGGCAGATATGGAAAAGGGCCAGCAGACCGAGCTCGAAAAGATCATAGCTCGGGCGGAAAAAGCCGAAGCTGAACGGGACGAACTGAACGGCAAGATCGAGACCTACAAGGCCCGCAAAGAGGCGCTGAAAAAAGCCAAGGGCCTTTTTGAAGAGGGCCAGATCCGATCCGAAGGTTGGGAGATATTAGAAGATCTCATCAGGCCCGGCGACGACGAGGCCGCGATCGCTGAGAAGCTGGAGAAGGTGAAACGCGCTGTAGGAGTTAAGGACGTTGGCTCGTCTGGAAGGACGCCGCCACCTGCAACATCGAAAGCCCCGACTGTCAAAGAACAGCTCGCGGCTGAACAAGCTAAACCCAAGCCGGATCAACTTAGAATAATCCAGCTCAGAGGTCGAATAGCCGCAGGAGATCGTACTGACTAATACCGGTGCAGTCACAACTTATGAACTTGCAGTTCAATATGTCGGGGATCTTGCGATCCTCGGCAAACAAAAGACCCCCTTCCTATCTCTTCTGACGGGGGGCGGCGGCGACAACTGGGTGCAGAGGTTCAAGATATGCCGGGACTGGGCTTTCCCGCTCAACAGCCAGGGTGCGCTCGAGGCCGCGTCAATTCCGGACATCGATGAGACTACTTCTATGACGGCTCCGACGCCGACGACGTTTGGTAAGGACCAGGACACTAACTACGTCCAGATTTTCCAGCGGTCTGTAAACATCAGCTATGCCGCCCAAAGCGCAACCAGCAAACTTAGCGGTCTGGCGATATATGGTGAAGAGTTCACGCCGAACGATCTCGACTACCAGAAGATGATGACCCTGAAGCAGATCGCTCTCGATCTGGAGCTGGCGCTCGTCACCGGTACGGCTCAGGCACCGGCAAACGATGACACTGCATCCAAGACCCAGGGCATTATCGGCGCCATCTCAACGAACTCCGTCAACGCTGGAGGCGATGCGCTCACCACAGCAGACGTCGAGACTGCCATGATCGCCCTCGCCGAGACCAACGAGGCCCCGATGGAAGATCTTTACATCATGGGGAACGCCGCCGCAATCAAGAAACTGGCCGACCTCTACGGGTTCGCGCCGTTTGCCGGTCCAGAAAACACAACCGGCGGCAACAGGATCAACGAAATCATAACTCAGTTCGGCAGGCTCAAGGTCATGTGGGACCCCTATGTGACGGCGCTGAACCTTGTGATAGTCGACATGGCTCAATGCGATCTCGTCGGGCTTCCGGTACCAGGCAAGGGCGTTCTCTTCTATGAGGAACTCCCGAAGACGGGCGCGAACGAGAAAGGCCAGTTCTATGGTCAGCTTGGGTTAAATTACACCGCCGAAGAATGGCACGCGAAGGTGCATTCATTCACCTGATCAGGAGGTGCGACTAATGAAGAAACTTATCGCACTGCTGATAACCGCCTTCCTGGTGCTCGGTGTGGCCGGGGCACTGCCTTATATGGGGCCTAACCAGGGCTTCGCCACGAAGGGCTCTCTGGAGATTGCCAATGATCTCACGGTAGGCGACGACGCCGATGTTGTGGGCGACCTCACGGCTGGAACGATCACATCTGATGCCGGAGTAGCGGCGACAACTGCCGTAACTGGGGCAACTGCTGTATTCTCGTCCACGCTCGTCGCCGAGGATCTCAATTCGACAGATGACGGTGTTATCGCGGACGATCTCGACGTGGGTGGTGACCTCACCGTTACGGGCAGCTTGTCCGTTAGCGGGGCGACGGTCACAAGTGGTGAGGTCTCCGATGATCTCACGATGGCCGCCGGCAAAGACCTCGATTGTGCCGAAGGAGCTTCAGAATTTGACTGGCATCTCGGAACTGGCATTTTCAAGACCACCACCGGAGAAATCACGATCGGCGGCGGAACCAACGCGATCACGCTTAGCGGACCCGTAACCGGGGCATCTGCGAAGAACTGGACAATGGTGGGCGCTTCCTTACTCACGGTCGGCTCTCTCGGTATTCAGGCAGTTGACGACACGATCAACCTTCTGGACGCCGTGGCTGGAACTTCCGCTGCGTTTTCCGGAGCGGTATCTACTGCGGCACTCACGACTACAGACGTGACCACAACCGGAAACATCACGGCATCCGGCATCGTCCAGGCTGAACAAATCACCTCAACCGACGACATGACCGTAAACGACGATCTGACTGTACTCGGCGACCTGACCGCGGCCGGAACATTTGGCACTGACGACCTCGTGGCTGACGATGACCTCACTGTCGGTGACGATGCTGCGATAGTCGGGCTTGCCACGATCGGTGAGACTCTGGTGGTTACCGGTGCGGTAACTCATTCATCCACTACCGCGCTGAACGATGACGTCACGGTCGCAGCCAACAAAGATATCGGTATGAGCGGAACCGGAACTCTCACAACGGGCACGGGTGCAGTAACTTTGAACGGTCCTGTGGGGGTAGCCGCTGGCGTTGACATCACGGCAGCAGGCTTAGGTTCTGACATCGATTATGCTCTGTCTACGAATGGCGTCTTCACCTCACCGGGTGGCACAAACACGCTGTCAGGTGACGTCACGGTCGCTGCCGACAAAGACATCGGTATGAGTGGCACCTCAACCTTTACGACCGGGACTGGGGCAACCACCCTGAACGGTGCGGTTGGTATAGCTGCTGGCGTTGATATCATAGCTGCCGGTGCCGGTTCGGATATCGATTACGCCTTATCGACGACCGGAATCTTCACATCTCCGGGCGGAACTAACACGCTTAGTGGCGACGTCGTAATAGCCGCCGATAAAGATCTTGGGATGAGCGGAACCGGAACCCTTACAACGGGCACCGGAGCAACAACGCTTAACGGCGCGATTGGTGTGGCAGCAGGCGTTGATATCATCGCAGCCGGGGCCGGTTCTGACATAGACTACGCGTTATCTACTACCGGAATTTTCACTTCACCAGGCGGTACGAATACGCTATCGGGTGATGTTGTTGTTGCTGCTGACAAAGATATCGGGATGAGCGGAACCTCAACATTCACCACGGGCACCGGAGCAACCACGCTTAACGGCGCGGTAGGTGTGGCCGCTGGTGTTGATATTACTGCGGCCGGGATCGGATCTGACATTGACTACGCCTTGTCCACCGATGGTGTTTTCACCTCGCCGGGTGGCACAAACACGCTGTCAGGCGACGTAACGATAGCAGCGGGCAAAGATCTCGGCATGAGTGGCGATGCGACCCTGACAACGGGCACCGGCGCGGTCACTCTCAATGGTGCCGTCGGAATTGCTGAGGACGTTGACATAACTGCGGCAAGCACGGGTTCCGACATCGATTATTCGCTCTCCACTGATGGGCTCTTCAAGTCTCCAGGGGGGGCAAACACCCTTAATGGCGACGTTACGATTGCCGAGGGTAAAGACCTTGGGATGTCGGGAGACGCCACGTTGACGACCGGAACCGGGGCGGTGGCCTTAAACGGTGACACCACCGTTGCCACAGCCAAGACCCTGGCCGTAACCGACGCCGACGCCCTCACTGTGGGCGGCGTGATCGTACCGCAGGAGCAGATCATAGTCTGGCAGGTTGACGCGTCCAGCGTTGATGAGTCTATCTTCATCGCGTCCGATGCCTGGACCGTTACTCATATCGAGGAAGTCCATACCGTGGCCGGTGACGATGTGGGTGGCGTGACTGTATCCCTGATGCTTTGTGACGGGACCGACGCTCCTTCTGCTGGGGTGGCGGCACAGTCCGCTGCATTCGATCTCAAGGGAACTGCGAACACCGTCCAGGCGGGAAGTCTAAGCGGGACTCCGACCCTGGCTGATGGCGACAGGCTGGCGCTCGACTACACCGGAACGCTGACCACATTGGCGGGTGGGTCTGTGACCGTCCACCTGGCGAGGGCGTGATCAGAAATGGAAATACTGAGCAAAAAGAACGCATTTTGGGGGACGGTTCGCGTCACCCCAAATCTGCGTTTTACGGTACCTGATGAGATCGGCGGGGCTCTCGTGGCCCGTGGCATGGCCGAAGACATCACCGCCATCGTCCTCGAGGAGATGGAGGCGAACCCCGAACCCGAACCCGAACCTGAGCGCGAACCAGAACCCGACCGAATCGACGCCGAGATCGTAGAGAATGTGGATGAGCCCAAGAAGTCGAAGAAGGCCAAGGGGGTCTGAAAGTGCCGATCGGGCCAGCCGCAATTCAGGTCGAGACGATCGCGGTTTCGGTGGCGGCCGGTGGCGCGGCTTCTGGCGTCTCCAAGACAATTCATGGTGAGATCCTGAAAGTGGTCTACATCAAGGGCACCATCAACGCCGCCTCGACTCTGGCCGTTAAAGAGACCGTCTCCCTGGAGCAGATCGACAGTTACGACATCAATGGAGGCTCTGCTGTCCGGTATCCTCGGGCCGCAATCACGGGCGCGAGCGCGGGCGATAACAAATGGACTCCGTTTGTGGTGGCCGACACGATCACCATCAGCGGGACCGGATGCGCCGCGAGCAAAGCCTGTACTGTGAAAATCTATTACAGGTGATCCGATGCCGGACGAGTCCACCTGGAGCTATGACGAAACCGACCTCGACGACATCGAGACGAGGCTGGCTCTGATCTGCCTATCTACCGAGCTCACGGCATGGGACGCGGCAACCGATCCGACAAAAGACATTCTACTGACGCGGGCGGTCGAGAAGCTTGATAATCAGTGCTGGCGAGGCCAAAAGTACCTCCGGACACAAGACGAACTTTTCCCCAGGACCGACGACGTAGGCTCTTATGATTATGACGAAACGACCGCCGAGTATGAAGTCCCTCAACAGGTGATCGACGCCATAGCTCTGGAGGCGGTGGCGATCCTGGCCGATTCTGGGGGAGATTACGACGACTATAAGATAGCCAGAGATGCCGGGGCCAAATCCGTCCAGATCTCGGGCACGGGTCTCCAGGTTGAGCTGGCCGACAAAGCACCCACCGATAGACGGGGCGGGTTCCTCTCAGATCGGGCCTGGCGGCTTCTGGGCCGATACCTAGCGCGGGATGTGTGCGCCTTATGAGCCTGATGACCCCCTTCCTGAAACAGACGGCGACCTTGAAGCGGATCGCTACAGGGCCAGATAGCTGGGGCAACTACACGTACTCGACGTCATCGATTAGCTGTCGATTCGAGAAGCTGGCAAGGCTTTTCAGGAACACCGAGGGCGAGACCTGGACCTCCGAGGCCCACGTCCTAGCCGATGTAGAGCTCCAGGAAGGCGACGAAATCACATACGACGACGTCACAAAAGAGATCCAGAAGATAAGCCACGTTCCGAGCCTGGCCGGAAAATTGACGTTCTGGGAGGGATGGATCTGAGTCAGAACGTCAAGGTCACTTGGAAAGGCAAAACCCTGTCCGCAGCCGCAACCGTGGCCGGGAAGAGACAGATCCACGCCGAAGCCGAGGGCATCCTGACCAGGACGATTCCGAGGACGCCGATAGACAAGGGGCCTCTTAGGGCGTCGGGCCACGTGACCGACGTGACGAACGGGTCCGAGATATCGTTTTCGACGCCTTACGCCGTCCGCCAACACGAGGACACGAGCCTCCACCACACCGATGGTGAATCAAAATTTCTGGAAAAAGAGTTTGCGGAAAGCTCCAAGGACGCGATCAAGAACATAGGCGCGGCCATTGGTGTTACGTTGCGATGAGGTGACAAATTTGGCAAATGAAAAAATAAAAGGAGTAGTGACCTGTCCTGGTTGTGGGGGGTCGCTCACGATAGTTGAGACCGAAGCTGGCGACCTGGGATGTCTTCCCTTCACTGGGCCAGAATCGCGCCTCCTAGCAGGCTACACGAAGATGAGGAGCGGCGAGGTCCGATACATCGGATACAACGGCCAGGCTTACGGCCGAGACGAGGCAATCGCGAAGTTTGGGCAGGCAGAAGTGGACCACCAGGACGCTAAGATGCAGGAAGCCGAGAGCACGGCAATCAAGCTCGGGGGGCGGTGAGGTGACAGACGAAGCGCTCCCCTGGGAGTCGAAAACCGAACTAACGGCTCTCGTCGGGCTTATAGCGATGTTGGCCGCATCGTTCGGCCTCTTCGATATTTCGGAAGAGCAGATCACTGGACTTGGGGCGCTGGGATTCACGCTCATTATGGTCGTCCGGTACATCTGGAGCACCGGGGCGCTCACATTTCACAAGTCTAGCTAATGTGAGGTGATCTAATATCTGATATCGCCGCCGACATCCCAAAAACGGATCGCGAGCTGTTGCTTTCCATTCATCAAGATATGCAATATGTCAAAGTGACAGTAGTCGATCAAGAAAAACGGATCAGTTCGCTCGAAAACTGGAGATGGTATCTCATCGGCGGCATCTCGATTTTAACATTCATCGCGGTTTTGTTTGGGCGTTATATCGATCTCGGGGGCAAGATATGAAATGAGCGTGATAACCGACATCGGGGCGGTGCTGATAGCAGCGAGCCATTGCACCGCTGCAACCTTGTTCTATGGCTACCTCCCCGCCTCACCGGTTAATTGCGTTATGATCAAGGTCTACGGCGGTAAGCCCGACGACATGATCGGCTACGAATACCCGAGGTTCCAGGTGCAGGCGCGGAACAGCAACCAATTGACGGCTAATACGCTGATAACCGCGATCAGGGCCACGTTGACGAAAACTAACGAGACCCTGAGCGATACATGGTATCCCCTCTGCCGGGCCTTACATCCTCCGGCTCAGATGTCGCTCGAAGGCGATTCGGGCATTGTGAAATGGTATTGTGACTTTGAAGTAATCAAAAAGATATAGATTTGAGAGGTGTTACAGGTGACAACAGCAACGATAGTATGGGCGGGAACGGTCTACATAGGAGCGGCCGGTACCGGGAAAACGGCATCCGCCGCAGTTGGTGAGGTGCTGGACGCAGACGCCCCGTGGGATATCGATATGGTCGAAGTGACCAGCCGGGGGTCCAGCGGCCACAAAGAATACCTAGCCGGGAACGATGGCGGGTCTGTGTCTATTTCGTGCAACTACCTGAAAGGAGACACGACCGGCCAGACCGCTCTCCAGGGGTATTTTGCAGGCAAAACAAAGATCGCTCTCAGGGTGAACTGGGACGACACCGGCTCCAACAACGGATACGGCAGGTACGGCGACGGCTGGGTCAAATCGATGCCCATCAGCACTAGCCAGGGCGACAAGGTGACTCTAAAGTTCTCGTTCCAGTTCACCGGGGCCATAACTGACGACTACGATTCCGCCTGATCGGAGTGGGGGGTATAGTCGATGACTACCGCCGCTCTAGCGGGTTATGCGTCTTCATTTTACATGGAGACTGCGACGCGGGCCACGATGACGACGGCGACCGGGGAAGACAACGCCGAGCTGCTTTACACGGCCGTTCCGCCCGGCACCGAGGGCAACAGCATCGAGGTGATCTATGCAGATCCGGGCGCAAACTCCCAGGAGCTATCGATATCCGTCTCGACCGCTCGCACCATCACGGTGAACCTGGCGACCGGAGCAGGCGGGGCGATCACGTCAACCGGCCAGCAGATCATGGACGCGATCAACGCCGACACCGAAGCCTCAAAATGGGTCACAGCGTCACTCCCGGCCACCGAAGACGGCACCGGGATAGTTACGGCGATGGGATCGACGAGCCTCGCCGACGGTTCCGCCACCACCACCGTCGCCTTCTCGGATCTGTCTCTAGTAGACCTCGGTGATCAGATTCACTGGCAGGCTGCGGCTATCGCAGACCGGTACTGGGTGAGCGGATCGCAGACCGTCCAGAAAAGCAAAGCGTCTGTCGTCGAGACCGCTCTGGTGGGTGATAACAACGATCTCCACTTCTGCGCAAAGACCGCAGGAGTCGCAGGCGACGACATCACAGTTACGTACACCGACCCGGCAGGCAACGACAAGACCCTTGCCATCACGGTGGTTGGTGACGATATCGACGTGAGCCTTGCGACCGGACCTGCAGGCGCGATCACCACGATAGCGAACGAGATCTTGGCCGCTATCAACGCCGACGAGGACGCCTTCGCCTTGCTGAAAGCCAGCCTCAAGACCGGAAGCGACGGCACCGGGATCGTTACGGCTCTGGCCGAAACCAACCTTGCGGGAGGCACCGCCTATACTACGATCGACACCGGATTCACCGAGACCTCATACCTCGGCTTGATAACCTTCACCGTGGCGATCGAAGAGTATGATCTGATGCAGATCTCGGCCGGGACGAAGCATATCATGGAAGCCGTCGCCCACGCTTACGATTTCACCGTGAGCCCCGAAGTCGATCTGAAAGAGGTTACGACCTTTGGAAGTGGTGGGCACAAAGAATTCCTGCCTGGTCTCATGGGCGGCACCGGGGAGGTCTCTGACTACTGGGTTGTGCCCGGTCATTCCGGCGACCTCGGCTCGAATCTGATAGCGGTATTCTACGTGAACACAGACACCGGCCGGTGCAGGATCGAGGCAGATGGGTTCTTGACGGGAGCTCCAGTAAGCACCTCGGTTGGTGAAGTCGTGTCAACAAAGCTGACCTGGACGTTCAGTGGCACGTTCTACCAGTGGATCGATGCAACATATTAGAGGGTGTTATTATAGCGAAGCCTAAATATTTCAAATTTGGCGATGTGCAACGCGAGTACAAATTTCCCTTCAAGGCTCAGGTGTTCGCCGAGACCATGACGGGTATGAGCTTGGACCGGGCCCTGGCGAACATCCAGAAGAAGACCGTCTTGGGCCATCTGGTATTTTCGATGCTTTCCGCCTGCAAAAATGAGACCACCATCGATGAGGTCTATGATCTGATGGACACCCAGATCGAAAAGGGGAACTTGGACGCCATCGAGACCGCCGTGATCGAGGAGCTGATGGTAGCCCTGGGAAACCCTACTGCGGACGTGAAGCAGTACATCAAGGCGATCAAGCTGGAGGCCGACCGCAAAAAGCGAGCCATGAAAACAAGGATGGCCGAGGCGATCAAGGACATGGAGGCCGACGAGGAGAAGTCACCACCGCATGGACCTGGCGAGACACCGAAAGACTAGGAGTTGGAACCCTAGGCCTCTCGCCGGACGAGTTCTGGAATTTAACGAACGACGAATTTAATCTGAAGAGAGAAGCCTACCGGGAGCGTGAGGAAGCCAGACAGGAAGCCTTGGCGCGTCTTGCCTGGAACATAGCGGCACTGTCCGGTTTCAATCCGAAGCTGAAAAGCTTCGATGAATGTTTCCCGCGCCGAGAATCCCGAGAAAAGCCGCCTCTCGAAGACCGGATCGCAGAGGCCGAAAAACTGGGAATACCCCGGCCATCGAAAAAATAACCAGGTGACAACGTGGTCGAAGTTGGAAAGGTTACGGCGGGCCTGTACCTTGATCAGTCTGCATTTGATCGGGGTCTATCTCAGGCCGAAGGCAAAGCCCACAAGTTCGGTAGTGCTCTGGGCACGGCACTGAAAGCGGGAGCTGCGGTTGGCATAGCTGCAACTGCCGCCGCCGTAATCGGTGGCACAAACGCCTTTGCCACCTATGAGCAGGGGCTCGCCAGCGTCAGCAAGACCACCGGCCTCGTCGGCGACGATCTCAAGGCTCTCGGCTCCGATCTTCGGCAACTCTCGACCGAAGGTCCTGTCACCGTCTCGATGCTGGAGGACATCGCCGGGGCCGCAGGATCGCTTGGTATCGGCGTTTCTAAGATGGCGTCGGGCGACATGGCCGGGGCCAGGGCCGAGATCGTCAGTTTCACGAAAGTGATGTCTGACATGGCTATCGCCTTCGAGATGGATGCCGGGCCCGTCTCGACTCAGATGGCCGGGATAGCCAACGTTTTCAAGATACCTACTGAAAATCTTAACATCCTCGGTTCTCAGATTAACGCCCTCGAAAACCAGATGAACGCCACCGCTCCGGGTATAATCGATTTCGTGAACGCGTTTGGGGGCACCGCCACGATGTGGGGCGAGCCCGCAGCCGCTACCGCTGCATTCGGGGCAACTCTGGCGTCTCTCGGCGTCGACGGTCCACAAGCCGCCACGGCGATAAAAGCCGGTCTGAACATGATCGCCTCGGACGGCGACAAGATGGCCGCGATGGCGGATATCATGGGGATATCGGTTGAATCGCTATCCCAGAAGATGGGCGACGACCTCTATGGAACGTTGATCGAAATGGGTGGAGCGATCAACATGGTAGAGGGCGACGTCGAAAGGATGGGCGCCGCTACTGATATCTTCGGTACTTATGGTTATCAGGCTCTGGCAAAAGCCGGGATCGGGGCCGATATGTACGCCGAAGCTCTCGGCTACGTGAACGTCCAGGGTACCGAACTCACCGCAGAGGCCGGTGTGATGGCCAACACCCTTACGGGCCAGTGGCAGCGGATGAAAAACTCGATTTTCGACGTCGGGATATCGATAGGCGAGATCACTGAGGGGCCTTTTAAGAATTTATTAAATTGGTTGAATACAGGGGCCATCCCGGCTATTAAAAATTTTGTGGTGTCTCTTGCAAGCGGAACTGCTAACCTTAAACCGCTATGGGACGGGATGGCAGCGGCGGCTATTGTTGCTTTTGCATTGATGAGCAGGGGGGCCGTTCTCGCCGCCGCCCGTGTCGTGGCTTCGTTCGTCACGATGGGAGCGGGCGCACTGGCAAGTGCTGGTAGAATGGCCGTTGGCGTGGTGGCTTCGTTGGCAGGCATGGCCGCTGCCGGTATTGCGTCGGTCGTGGCGATGGTCGCTCCAGTGGTGGCCGGTTACGCTACGATGGCGACAGGTGCAATATCCAGAATCGTAGCGATGAAAACCGCAACGATAGCGGCATTTGTGACCGCGAAAGCACAAGCACTCTCGAATACACTTCTTATGGTGTCCTCCGTCCTGGCTAGTTACGCGACTATGGCGGTTTCGTCCGTGGCTTCGGTGGTTCTGATGGCTGGATCTGTGGCGGTCCAGTTCGTTGCTACCAAAGTAACCGCTCTGGCTTCGATGGCTATCATGGCCGCTGGTGTCATAGCTCATTATGCCAGGATGGCTCTTGGCGCAGCCGCAAGCCTCGCCGGGATGGTCGCAAAAACCATAGCCGGGTTCGCTCTGATGGCGGCCGGTGCTTTGGCTCACGTTGCGAGGATGGCGGCGGGCGTCGTGGCTTCGTTCGTCATGATGGCGGCCGGAGCGGCAGCTCCAGTGCTTGCTCTGCTGGCTCCGGTTCTGTTAGTCGGTGCCGCGATCGGTGGCATGGTGGCGGCGTTCGGCGGGATTGACAAAACCGGGGTCATCGATTCGCTGAAAAAGGTAGGCGAGGCGGTAAAGGACATCTGGGAATCGCTCAAAAAGGGCGACTATAAAACCGCATTTTCGAAGCTCACCACTTACGCCAAATCCGCCAAAGATCAGATCACGGGATACTTCGGGTCTCTCGATTGGAAACAAGCCTTCTCATCGGCTGGCGACATCCTGATAACCACGTTCACCGCTGCATACGGGAAACTTCGAGACCTTGGCGGCTATCTGGCAGAAGGGTTCCGAAACATCGACTGGGGCGGGGTTTGGGATGAGGTCAAGGGGCTTGGCACATCAATAGTCGATTCGCTCAAGTCGGTGAACTGGTCTTCGATAGCCTCCACCATCGGGGCGGGACTCCGGGACGCTTTCGGAACCTTAACCGACATCGGCGCGGCGATCGTCGAAAAGCTGAAAGCGATTGATTGGCGTTCTGCCGGCGATACCATCCTCGGGCTGATCGGCCAGGGGTTCGGCGCTCTGTCAGATATCGGTGAGAAGCTTTTCGACGCGCTCACGTCTTACGACTGGTCGAGCCTTGTGAGCCGGATAACTTCGGGACTAGCAGACATCGGCGGTGCGATTGGCGGCTACATCAAAGAAAAGCTTGCCGCTGTCGAATGGGGAGAAGTCGGAACCCGGATCTTGGACGGCATCAAGGCGGTCTTCGGGGCCGCGTCAGATCTGGGGACGTACCTCTCCGAAGCCATAGAAAAATATGATTGGTCTCCAGTGGGCGAGAAAATAGCCGAATGGCTCAAGGTTGGGATTCAGGCAGAGTGGAACCTCCTGAAATGGATCGGCGAGAAGGTATCCGGGATAACCACTTCGGACGCCACAAATACTTTCAGCGGTTGGTTCTCTGCGGTCGTGTCGGCATTCTCGGAGTTCTGGGCTGGGTTCTCCGACGAAATGACCGGAGGGGCCGGGTGGAAAGCGGCTTTCGTAAACCTGTTTTGGGATGCATTCGATAAGGTGTCCAGCGTTCTGAGTGGGTGGGCTGGGAACGTTTACAACTCGCTCAGATCCCATATCATAGGGTGGCTCACTCAAGTCGACACTTTCAGCATCAAGTTTAGAAACTTTTTCATATTTGGGTTTGATGCGGTCCTGATCAAGCTCGGTGAATGGTATCTAAACCTAAGCGGCCTGCTCGATGATGCGTTCAGTAAGATCGAGACAACCTTTGAGGGTATTACCGGAATTGAGTTTAAATGGCCGGCAATCCCCGAGTTCATATCTGGGCCAATAGACACGGCGATTTCAAAGCTCGGATCTCTGGCGAGCCTGCTAGGGCTGGATTGGGGCAGCAGCGCGTCTGCCGCATTTGAGCCCACTGGACTTGAAAACCTGGCGAGATACGATCCACGTGCGTTTTCAAATATGGGGGGCGGCGGCGGGTCGTCATCGGCAGGGGAGAGCGCGGCGGCGGCGTCAGCTTCCGAAAGGGCTTCTACTACCAAAACGTACACGAACAAAGTTACCGGAGTGAAGCGAACCGCAGCCGAAGTAAGCAAAATGAGAGACTCCGAAAAAGCTAATTATTCAGAGGACGCTGGGTCGGTTTGGGTGGCTGGGGCGAACTATCCCGAATCCGGTGGGATGGTTGATCTTAGCGCTCTGTTCGGGAAGGCATCGGGATCAGTCACTACACCGATGGAGAACCCGGCGCTCGGCGCCCTGATCAATCCTATCGGATTGGACCCAGAACAACAGCTCGAAAACATCAAGAAATGGTTCCCTGATTATCAGGGATCTAATGAAGAACTCGTCGCCGAACTTGCGGCTATTCGTCAAGACGCTGCGGCCTACACCGCAGAATCGATAGCGCAGGAAGCTGCCACAGCGACCGCTACCGGGGCGATGGCCGACACGATGCCAACCGTGGCCGATTCCACCGCTGGAACCGTGGTCGGCATCAGTGCGCTCGGCCAGCACATCGAGGCTGGGGTTTCCGGTCTCGGCGGAAGATTCACCTCGATGGAAAAGACCATTGCCCTGGCATCGTCTCAGCAGGCGGTCGCCACCCCCCAACCCGGCCAGATCGTGAGTAGGGCCGACGTTGCCGGATTCGCCAACGCCGTCAGGTACGCGATCAGCCCGGAGACCGGAAAGCTCACGGCCTACATCGGGAGCGCGGGCGAAAAGCTCGAAAAACTGGCGATCAACGGCGGCAAAAAGGTTGAGCAGTCAGGCGAGAGTTTCGCAGACGATGTATATATTTCATCGAATTATTTCAGCGGCGCGACCGTAGGGGCAGCCAGGCAATCTGAGACGATCCAGTTGGGTGGGGCCTACCAGAGCCGGGACGTTCTGGTGATGGGGAGTCAGCAGGCCAGCCAGAACGATATTGCATCTAGTCAAATCGCATCTCAAAATGTAATTTCGGCAAGCCAGACCGCTGCCAATAACGCCGTGAGCTCGTCGTTAGAATCATTTTTTAACATGCAGTCAGGCGGGCAAAGTGTCAAGCTTAGTGCGGAACATGCCGCGCAAACCGCAATCAGTAGCGCCATATCAGCGGGTCAGAGGTGGATATCAAGCAGTGACGAATCTGGGGCCAGGATCGCGGCGGGCGGTGTCGAAGCCGGGTCACAGATAACGGTAGCATCTACTGAGGCCGGGGCAGCGTTCTTATCCGACGTAAAACTTGCGGGTCAGTCGTTCATTGACGCAATCAAATCAGCTATTAGTGGTGGCGGTTCCGGTGGTGGCGACGGGTGCGTTGGCGGCACGTGCGGAAGTAGCAGTGGGGCACTGGTAGTCGGGAACAGTTCCAATGCTTCCAGGTGGGCGGCTTATCAGTCCGCTGGCCTCCAGACAAATTACAATTATCAAACCTGTCTCGGGTCTACCGTCCCCGTCAACGCTCTGATCTACACAAACCCGGCGGGATATTCGTATTCGATTGACCCGATGAACTACCACGCCACCGGCGGGATATCATCTTATATAAGTAACACAAGTGGCGTGCGGCTCGGGTCGTATGCCGAGGGCGGCGTGGTCGATGGGCCACAACTCGCCGTGGTCGGTGATAACCCGAGCGGGCGAGAGGCTATAATCCCGGAGGAGGTGTGGGGCGGCAAAAACGGCAATGGCGGGTCACAGACGATCATAGTTCAGTTGGATAGCCGAGTGATCGCCAAGGCCGTAGGGAACCGCCAGATGAAAGAGATTAGGGTCAACGCGGGGGCGAAGGTCCATTGATAATCACGATAGGGTCCGACCTCCTGACGACCTGCCTCTCGTTTCAGGATCTCGGCACGGACGAGAGCTTTTCGAGCCTCGGTACTTCTGAAAGCTATTGGAGCCTGGGCCAGATTGATTCTCATATCGGTAGCGGGACGTTCTCGATGGTGGACAGGCTTGAGGAGAGGTCGGTATGTTCGTTCCAGGCGAACGATGAGGCCGCTGCATACTCATT